AACATTGAAATTACCAAGGATCAAACACGTCGTGATATTGCTGCAAGCCAGAGCAAAGTTAAACGTGATGAGATGAACTTTAAAGAGCGAACCGGCAAACAAGGAATCTAAAAATGACAGGTGACAAACCTTTTGGCAGTGACGTCCTCACAGAAGATGAGTTCGTAGCTGCAGACTCACAACATGAAGAAATTCTTGAGACATTCTACAAAGCGATTCAAGAGCGCGACCAAGCTAAGGAATTTTTAGCTACGCCTTTTGGTATCTCGCTTCGAAAGAGTTTAGTCAGTGAATCCCTAAAAACTATGAAAGCATGTGCGGAGAATTCAGACCCAGCCAAACATGCTGGGCTTCTACTCGACTATAACGTAATTCAAAAAGTACAGAATATTTTTGGCCTTATCATCTCAGACGGTGATGCGGCTTTGCGACAACTACAGGTAAGACGAGGTGACGAAAATGACTATTGAAGTGACAGATGATATTTCGAAAGACAGTTCTAAAACTGAGGAAGAGACTAACGAACTCGATACATTTAACGAGCGAGTAAAGACTCCCAGAGAAGAAGCGATGGAGCGAATGGTTGCTAATTCTAATGATGAACGTGAGAAAAGCCGTCAAGAATTTATAGACGACCAAGGCTTCGATCCTATGGACGAAGAGCTTGAAGAACTCGAAGAAGACGAAGAGCTTGAAGGTGAAGTACTTAAAGAAGAGCTTGACAATCCTGAAGAATCTGCCAATAATCATATTATCGAGCGAGACGGAGTTCAGTATATCCAGCTTGTCGTCAACGGGGAAACGAAAGAAATGCCTGTTGAAGCCGCTAAGATGGCATTGCAAAAATCTGAGAACGCTGACCAAAGACTTTGGGAGGCTGACCAGAAGAAGCAAGAATACGACGCTCTCATCGCACAGCACGACAAATCAGCTACCCTGCCGGATGCTAGTGACGAAAATGCTGTAGATACCCAAGAGGCCTTGAAGGAGGCCTTTACGAAAGTGTACGACGGTGAAGTGGACGAGGCAGCAGAGGTACTTGGAAAAGTTCTCCGGCCAAATCGAAAATCAGAGCCTGTAGATGTTCAAGCCGAAGTGGCTAAAGCGATTGCAGTTCATGATGACCACAAAGCCTTACAATCAGCTTATGATAGTTTTATCTCAAACGATGATTTTAAGGTAGTCACCAGCGATCCGGTTTTATTGGAACGTGTCAATGCTTTTACTGAGGATCTGCAGCGTGATCCTGAATTTTTAAAAACCAAACCCTCATATGCCGACTTCTTTGAAGAAGCTGGAAATCGAGCCAAAGTCTGGTTGGAGAAAGTTTCAGGTACAAAACTAGCACCTTCCAGCGAAAAGAATATTGACTCTCGATTAGAACGTAAACGCCATACACCTTCACAGCCCACATCCCGCACAGTTAGACGAGGACCTAAGCCAGACGCTAAGGCCAACTCTAAATCTAGAGCAGATGTGATTCGAGAAATGGCTGAGAAGCGAGGGCAAACTAACTTATAAGGAAGATTAATTATGTCAGGTCAAGTTTGGAATACAGATTCACTCGGTGGATTTATGTACTCAGATGAATTATCTGATTATCTACGAACTGAATTACAGCCGATGAGTCGGTTCCGTCAGTTCTGTGATATTAAAGAAGGTAAAGGCCATGGTAAAGGCGACCTATTCAACTGGAACGTATATTCAGATGTTCAAGATGAAGGTGGAACTCTTGATGAGTCACAAGCCATGCCAGAAACCAATTTCACAATTACACAAGGGCAGTTAACTGTTACCGAATATGGTAATAGCGTACCGTTCACTAAGAAGCTAGATGATTTGTCTAAGCATCCTGTAAAGGAAGTCATCAATAAGGTTCTTAAGAACGATGCTCGTAAAACATTGGATAGAGCAGCACACGCTCAGTTCGATGTAACAGTTGTAACCGTAGCTCCTGCAAGTGGTAACTCTGCAACAGCTATCGCAGTTGAAACTGGTGGTTGCACCATTACTAACGCGCTCGCAATGAATCGAGTCCATGTAAAGCTAATCGCAGATGAGATGAAAGAACGTGATATCACACCTTTCTATCAGGATGATTACTTTGCAATTGCACGTCCTACCTCGCTACGCGGGTTTAAAGACGAGCTGGAAAGCATTCATCAGTACGTTGAATCTGGTATGCAGCTTATTTATAACGGTGAAGTAGGTCGTTATGAAGGTATTCGATTTGTTGAGCAAACAAATATCCCAACAGAAAGCTGGTCTGGAGCTGTTTCAGATGCAATTTTCTTCTTTGGTGCGGATACATGTGCTGAGGCGATTGTTGAGCCTGAGCAGATTCGTGGTAAAATCCCTACTGATTTCGGTCGAAGCCGTGGTATCGCATGGTACTATCTTGGTGGTTTCGGTATTTGTCACAACGAATCTGATGGTCTGCAAAATCGCATCATCAAATGGGATTCATTAGCTTAAGGAGACTGAGCATGGGAAACCAACATAACCCTAATGTAGGGGAAAATCAAAGTCACTACTCCGGTGGTGGTAAAGCAGGTGGCATTCCATCTGCAGGTGTAGGTAGCGGTTTAAGTTCAGCTGCTCCTATGAGTGTTAAAAACTGTGAGAACATCAGCCAAAACCAACGCCCAAAAGCGCGACGTGAAAAAGCTGGTTCTTTCAACATTGGAACATAAAGGGGATAGAACATGAATTATGATCCACCGATTTATATTACTTATACCCTTTTAGCTGCAAGCTTGGTTGCCGCAGCGGATTTGGATAAATTTTCAGGTCCTAAAGGTAAGACAGGTCGCGTAGTAGCTATTTCAGCTGTGAACACCACTGGCGTTACTGTAGCTGATAGCTCAGTAGTTGTTGGTGATGGTACAACTGCAAATAAATACGCAGAAGCCGCTACTCCAATATCTGCCGTTGATGCCATTAATAATACAATGGTCGACAATCAATCGGACGCTAACTTAATTCCTGCAGATGCAGCGATTACTGTTGGCTCAGGTGGTGGAGCTACAGCCGGAGCAGCAAACATTTCGGTAACAGTTGCTTGGTTCTAAGTGCTTGTCACCCACTTAGTAAGCATTGACGAGGACGGGGCTTTAGTGCCCCTGACTCTCTTATAAGGAGTTTTAAATGAGAAATTTATTATGTGGAATCTTTCCAAAGGAAGAACCGCTAGAAATCTCCGACGAAATGTCTCAACTACCGTCTGGTGACTCAATACCACTTACCTCTGATGCAGAACCTAAAGAAGGTTTAGTTGAAGGGACTTCAGAAACTCGCGGAATTCGAACTGAACGACGCGCATATAACAATCAATGGTGACCACTATGAATTTTAATCCTCAAAAGCCGTATGCAAAAATTATGGGTAATCACGCCCAATATCCCGGAGCTCGATTCCAGCAGGGTATTTTACTTTATGATGCACATCGTAAATGTCTAAATCCAAAGGAAGTAGAGGGATACAATGAAAATGCAGAGAGTGCTGTTGATGAAGCTACATTATCTCTCAAGAAGAAGGTAAGTAAAGAAGCTGATGCAGCTCTAAGAAAGTTAGAGCAGGCTAAAGCTGCCATGGAGACTAAAGCTACTCCAGCTTCGAAGTCTGCATATACAAAAGCCTTGAAGGCATATGAAAAAGCGCAGACCAAGTTAGAAGGTTTGTCATAATTAATTATGCCTGATACTCTGCTTGAGCTCTCCCAACAATTGATTGAGGACGCTGGTATCTCAGGTACCATGGTGTCTGCTCAGAATCAAGTTGGAGAGTTCAAGCGAGTAGTTAATTGGATCGTTCGAGCTACTACTGAGATAGAAGGTACTTGGTTCGACTGGGATTTTCTACATGCCTTCCTTGAGTTTGATACAGTAATAGGTAACTCAGACTATCCAGCGCCTGCAGACTTCAATTTATGGGACAATGCAACAGCTAAAATCCCTCTTGAGAGTATGCCACTTGTGTTTGAGATGTGGACCCGAAAGAAAACAGATGTAACTGAGCAGACGTCAGGCGACCCTTATATGTT